TAACTTTCCTACTGAAGTAAATGATCCGCTTTGAGTGGCTAGAATTGGTTCAACTCTTTTTCCTCCTTTTTTAATTTTGTATTCACCATTCAAAGCTAGTACTTTTCTAGAGCCAGAAGTATTAGTCTTGAAGGATACGGTAGCTATTTTGTCTTCTGTAAAGATATAGGGAATATCATTCTTAATGTTTAGATTGGTATTAGATGAGTATACTTCTCCATCTTGAAACGTTACATACGGTACAGTTACCTCTACAACATTCTTTATGTCTTCTGTAGTTGACATTTGACTGAAGGTGCCAAAGTACGGTACTGTCTGTTCTACGACAGGAGTACTTCCGTAGGATTTATCAGTTGCTTTATTAAATACGTTTAATTGCTCCCCTACAAGCTGACGTCCTATATAACGGCTACTAACCATTCCACTACTGTTGTAAAGGTATTCCTGTACGTCAGCTAGATCTGCAGTGTTGTCTCTCAAGCTTGCTATATTAGACGCAACTAAGATCCCGTTTGAGTAATCTACTTTTCTTAGTTTAGCTGAATTTGCAACCGTAGTAGCGTTATTTAGCAGAGGGTTATAGTCAGATATCTCAAATCTCTCCGGTAAGTACGGTTTGAGAATAACCTGTACGGATACCGGGGGGGAGGTTGGGTAGGATGCAGCGCTTAGACCTATACCGGTTCCTGGATCGGCTAGTTCTAGTAGGGTAACAGCGGTGTTTACGGTTTTATTTTTAAACACGTACTCTGTTCCTGCAATTTTTATAGTCTGTAGTTCCTGTACTGAGTTGTATATATCAACTCCTCCTGCTAGTGTGTTTCTAAAGCGGATATATTTTAGGTAATTGTAAGCTCCTTTGCTATTATATGCCCAGAAGAATTGCATATTACCTACAGAGATTAGCTGGGTTAGAAAGGTTGGTTCATCTATTTCATCAAATCCTGCTCCTAACGTGTTAACATCTAAGTACTCGGTTAAAGAGTATATAAGTTCTGGATGTTCTTCTTGCTTAAACGGGTTTTCATCGTTAAGCTCTCCTGTCACTACATCTATAACTGATCCTCCGAGCTCCCCGTTAAACTTCTCAACTCCTGTTGTTTTAATTTCAACTACAGTTCCTGCTAGTCCTTTGGTACTAGCTGTATAAGCGGTAGAAAGGTTAGCAATTACATTTCCGTCTCCTCCTTCGATAAACGCAGTATCAATAGATCCTGTGTATTCCGGCTGAGTAAAGGACATTAAAGGTTGTTTGATTTTACCTCTTTCCAGAACGTGTGGTTTGATGATAATACCTGTTGTAGCGCTTGCTCGAGCAGGTACAAAATCTTTAACCATTTTAAAGACCTGGTTGTCGAAAAATTTAATTAGTCTAACAAAATCAAACAAATCATACCGGTCTAACCCTCCGATACTAGAGGATATAAATGGTTTTAAAGATGTATAAGTGCTATTATGAGCTGTTCTAGGATCCCCAATATAGTCATCTATATTAAAGCTTCCTGTGGTATGATCGAAGATGTATTTATCGATGTAGTATGAAGGAGAAAAACCAACTTCTACTACATGATGATCTTGGGTATATTCTGTATCAGGTTTCTGTATAGAGGTATAAGCTGAAAGAGTATTACCCGGTACTATACTACCTGAATTATTTAGTCTAATTTTATCTACAGACCCCGTCTCAACTGTAAAGTAGGGAGTGTTAACTTTAGCTACTCCGCCGAACTCTCTTATCTGAAGGGAGCCAGAAGGTATACCAAAGCAGTTAATAAGTGCTCTTAAACCTCTTTCAGTACCTTTTGTTTTGATAAGGTAAGGTAGGTTATGGTAAAGTCTTTTGTAAGTCTCTTGAATAATGTCCTGATCCGGGGTGGGGGAGTTTGAAGCAGTTACAAAGGATGTAATTTGTTCAGATCCGCTATCATACCATTCTCCTAATAGTAAAGATGAAAGAGAGGCTACTGAGAAGTTTGAAGAGTATAGTTTTACTCCAAAGCTTCTAAGAGCTTCCCCAACTAGGTCTTTAGAAATTCCGTAATCAAGTCTATTATCAGCGTCGTACTTATCGGTAACAGCTTTAGCATAAATCCAGATGTTATCAAAGTGCTGACCGATCATGTTTAAGAATAACGAATACGGTGCGTTAGCGCTATCCTGGCGGATAAATTCTGGAACGGTGTATACTAAGTTGCTCTGATTTAATTCATCGTACAGAGAGGCTGATGCAAATTGAGTAGTGTACCAGCTAGTTACCGTAGCGCTTGATCCGGTAAGATTTATGTAAGGAGGTAGGCTGTTTGATTTAGGCCAAGCAAAGCTTGTGCTCTCAAAGTAAAGATACTGTTCGTATCCGTCAAACTTTCCAACAATACCGCTTATTAAATTGTCGTAGTATATGCTACTTTCACTTACTGCTGTAGGAGCATTTGCTGATAGGGTGTTCTTGATAGAGATAGACTTACTCTCGTAGTACTGTACTAACCCTACTTTGTATTTAAAATTCTCTAATCTCTCTTGGGCTGACGAGAAGTGTACGAAATTACTATAGTCTGAGTAATCTATACTAACCTGTATCCCGCTTTGACTAGCTTGAAGTAGTAACTTATGGTAGCTTCCTGTAACAGGGTACGAGAAAAGCTCGTTGTAGTTAAGGTAACCAGTATTGAGTACGTTTTGTTCTCTATCTTCTAATGTAAAGTTTGGTCCTTTTAAAAATACCGGTTGTTCTGGTTCCGGAGTAAACGTAGCCTCTACTTGATAAGATACACTATCTGCTACTAGCTCTACTAATTCGAAAGTGCTCTTTAGTAGTATGTTAGTAGGAAGCGGTTCGTATAGTTTAACAAGTACGCTACCATCTGTCTCTATATCAAGATTAACTCCAATAAACAGATCGTTATTTTTGAAATTTAACCGAAACTCTGTGAAGTATGAACTAGCTTGTAGTTGAGTTTTATAGTCGGTTAATACCTGTAGTAATGCAGGAGATACTTCTACTCCTTTAGCTCTAAGTTCTGTCCTGTCTGGTGATATATCAGAGATGTATAAAGAGCTCGGTAAGATAGGTCTTAAAAAATGATACAGAAGTGACACTCCGCCTTGAGTGTACCCTAAACTATTTGCATCTAAAACCGGATCAATATATAGTGTGCTGGCACCTTCTTGGCCAGCTCCTGCTGAGTTTAAAAGTTGTTTTTCGTTTTGATAATTATAGACCGAAGTCAGTAATTCACCTGCTACAGAATAAGCGTGTAGTTCTATAAAATGCTCATCAACATTGTAGTTAGAGTTGATTGCGAAAGAATTCACTAATGTAGTATCAGAAGTTGAATAAGTTTCAACTCCTAGATCTGCAGTGCTAGCTGGAATTACGTTGTATTGAACTGTAGCCATTATTTACCCTGTTGTACTGAAAGTGCTAATATTTCCTGATTTGCTGAAAGAAGCTGTTGTCTGAGTTGTGTAATCTCGTCAAGGAGAGGTTGTACATCTACTGATTGTGCTTGCTGTGAGTAGAGTCTAGAGCTTTCAGTTACTAGATACTGGTGGGAGTTTATGTCTCCTTCTATCGGTATGCGCAAGTATAGTTTATTGTAAAGTCTAAAAAGCTCCTCTACGGTATCTGTATCAACAGCAGGTGCTGGTTGTGCGAATGTTTTGAAGGAAGTATCTACAACTCTTCTAAACTTAACCGGGTCATAAACTGTCTTCTGTAGTTTAACTTCTTCAGCCATTTCTTACGACTTTAAAGACATTACCTCCATCGTGGACAGCGGTAGTACCGTCAATCTCTGTTTTAACTAAGAGTCGGTAGTGACGCTCTGGTTGTATGCCGCTCATATATACGTCAAAGTAATTACCTGTACTATCTGCACTAATCTTAGTATAGTTTGTATCAAAATCCACTACCATTTCTTCTGTATTCTCGTCTCTTAGTCCCCAGTATGAAGTAGCTGGAAGTACGTAGTTGGTTAGGTAGTTAGAACTTGTAACAAATGTCCTAGTAGGGTACTTAGGTCTAACATTTAATCTAAATCGCTGCTTACCTTCATCTGTATAGCTTCCCTTATTGTTATTAATTGTAAGCACGATATTATCGCTTGTAACTTCCGTTAGGGAAGTACTACGGCTATAATCGTCCCATTTAAACTCTAAGCAGGGCGGATAGATTGTATGAGTATTAGCGGAATAGTACTTAAGGAAAATATTTCTGCTAGTTTGAAATTCTAAACTTCCGGTAAGTTTTAGTAGGAAGCCATTGTTAGGAATCCCATATAGAGTCTGTCCGATAGAGTGAGAGTAGTGCAGTTTTACACTATCTGTAACATCTATATTAAGATCGTGGGTAGAGCTAACGGTATGAGTTTGAGAGTGAGATAAGTTTATACCTCTGGATCCGGTATACCAGAGTCCTCCTATGACGTCGGTACTTGCTGAGTAAGAGGCGGTTGTGTTTGCTGGAGGAGGAGAGGTCCATATCTCGGAGGGGTTTGCGTAAATCCAATTAACTCCATCAGTTGATGCGGGTAGATCCCCAAATTTACCTGTACCTCTTGACCAATCGTCATATAGGGGTAGTGCTTCTACTTTATATTCTACTGGTGCTTCTGTTCCGTCTGCTAGGTATGCTTTCAGGGAGGCAGAAAAGTTAAGTAGGTTAAGACTCTTAGTAGCTAGAGAAGCAGAAACTTCACCTTCGATTAAATTCTTTTGTTCCTCGGTATTAAATGCTATTAAAGCTCTCGCTACGTATCCAACACTACCTACGTAGTAGGAGTCTACTTCCATAATCTCATCTAGACCTGTACTAAAAAGCGGGTACCTAGAGTAGATGGTTGCAGTTTTATCAGGAAAAATTCTGTAGATAGCCATAGTTTATAATAAATACCTTATAGTGAAGTTACGCGACCGATAATGTCTGTATCTGGGAATTTTACTTCAAAGATACAAGGATCGTAAGAAGGGTAGACGATATTATTTTTAGTAGCCCCTTTTACATCGTAAGCGTACTGTGAGTATGTTCCTCCTGCTTTGTTCTCTACTTCAATATTCTGAACTGTTTGAACTCCTTTAACTCTGTCAAGTAGGGTGTATAGTGTGGAAAGATTTATAGGTTGGTTAATTGACCATTTTTCCACTGAGAAGTGGTCTTTTAACGCTTGAGTACATGCTAGAAGAACATCCCTACCCGTATAGTTGGGTAGTACTAAAATATCATACTTTACTCCAATATTAACTACAAATGCATCTTTAATATTGATAGCATCTGTTAGTAATCTGTACTGGGAAAGATATGTTTTTAGGTTAGACCGTAAAGTGTTAGAAGCTGTAGTAAGCTTCTTATTATTATCGTAGGCTAGTACGTACAGGGATAAGGATAAGGGATTACTGTCTACTATATTGTCTGTGGTCGAATTAGTAGAGCTTAGCTGATCTTGAACTATGTACGCTTTTGCTACAGATCCAAACTTAGAGGGTAACGATAAAGTACGGACTATGTAATCTTCTTTTGTTACAGCTCTCAGCTGTTCTGTGTAAGCTTTTAGGCTATTTTCACGTAACTCATCAGAAGTGTCTCCATCTTTTCCTCCAACTGCAGAGGCCGGGTTATTGAAGGTTAATGTACCTTCGTACCCGGGTGTTGTGGCTGTTCTAGTGGCACTCAAAATAGTAGTGATAGTATCTGAAGGTACGTTTGCTTCGACGCCGCCTCCTACTAGGTATCTAATCTGTAGTACCGTATTAGCGGGTGCTAAGCCGTACGTTCCTGTAAACATAAAGTTAGAAGGATCGTAAGCTATATCTACTTTAGATACCCCTATGATTTGATCTCCTAAACCTACATTTGTTGGATCAGGGGTAATTACTGTATCGGATCCTCCGTTAGTTCCGGCTCCGAACTGTACCTGAAGGTCTCCTGTAGATGTAAATCTAGTTACAAATCTCCTAGGTACTTTTTGAAGTTGAAGTACATATGGTACGAGGTTCGAATCAGATGCGCCGGAATTACTCTGCTCCAGAAAGATTGTATCTTGTGCTAAATATGGAACTTCGTACCACTTGTTTCCAGATCCGTTTGCATCTACTATATCAAGTATCCCTAGTACATTAGAGTCTTGAATTGTTATAGTTCTAAATTTTTCCGGTGCTGTTACTGTGATTGTGGTTGTTTTTATTTCTGCTGAAATGGCTTTAGTTTTTTTCTTCAGCAAAAATTCTGTGATAGTGTTTCCCGATGTAGCGTATACACTCACTTCAGTAGGATCGTAAGAGCTCGAGAATCCAAAGTTAATTTTATTATCTATTAAAAACTTTACCGGAGTACCTGTTGTAGACTGTAGTGTTGCATTTTCACTTACTGTAAGAGCGTAGTTATAATTTGGTACATATTGTCCGCCTACTAGTTGAGCAGGTATTCTCTGATATACATCTAGATCTACTGTTGCAGCTGCACTTACTTTAGGACGGTAGCCCATCATGTAAGCTAAATTATATAGGTTACCCGGTTCTTGAGCGTACTGTAGGAAGGTTTCCTGTAATTGTACGTCTTGGTAAAAAGAGAGTACGTCTCCTACGTAAGCTGCCATCTCCATAAACATCATACCTGGTGATGTTGGAGAAAAGTCATTGTAGGTGTCTGGGAAGTAGTTTTTAGCGTAGTCTACTAACTGTTGACGGAAGTCGCTAAAAGTCTTCCCTACGTATTTTATGTCTCTCTCTTGTGCCATTATTGTTCAAAATTAATTACAAGCTCATCTGTAATATTAGTTTCCCTAACAGAGTATTTCAATTCAAAAGAGACGGTATTACTATCCGGTGAAGCGGTTAATTGCATACTGTTAGTTATGACTTGAGGAAAATACACTTCTAAACCTCTTTGTATAGTATCCTTAATAGTCTGTAAGCTATCTTCTGTTATCTGTTCAAATAGTAAATTTCTAAGGCCAGCTCCAAAATTTACATTGAAAACTCTTTCGTATTGAGCAGTTAAGAAAAAATTAATAAGATTAGCTTTAGTAGCGTCTTTGGTGGTATACGTAGAATTAAAAACAGCTCTACCTTGGAAAGGTAAAGCAACCCCTACAGCTTTCCTAGGCTGAAGGTCTAATGGGTTAATTCTCTGTACGTTATACGCCATATGGATCTTTCTTCTTATCTGCTTGCTTTACAATTGCTGCTGCTTTATTAACAAAGCCTAACTGAGATAGATCTAGTCCTACTTTCGGAGCTGCTGCTACAGCTTGGGCTACTGCTCTAGGATCTTCAGAGACTGGTTTGAAAGCTTGTTTAGGCATAAATGCACTTCTATCAAACATCTCAGCCATGTTGGCTGTTGCTGTTCCCATGCTGCGGTAATCTTCCGAAGTCATAGAACGGCTAGTCATATTGAGGGCTTCCATAAGAGGATTTCCTCCTGAGAATTGTAATGGCTTAGGTGCAGGTACTGTAGCTTCAGTCTGCATAGGAGCGGGAGCTTTCATTTCAGAAAGTTCTTCTCTAATAGCTTCTCTTACAGCTTCTTTGATTAGACTTTTAAATTCACTAGCTTTCATAATAATAAATAGATTTAATTAACTAGTCGATCTATGGCTAGCTTAAGCTCTTCTATAAGAAGTTCATTAGAGCTAGAGAAGGACTTGTTACCTTCTAATACGACTACCCCGATAGAGTCAATAGCTACTGCGTAACGCCTAGGGGCGACTGGTGGTGAGTTTGGATCAATACGAACTTCAATCCTGTAACCTTGATATGTACCTAGGTTATTTTCCCCGCTCTGTGAAAGTTGTACTGGTATAAAATTACCTGTATCTATTTGATCTTTACTGCAGGATTGTAGGAGTGTATCAATGATTGTAATAATAGCTTGAACGGTGTTTACTTGTATTGTAATGTATGTGATTGTTTTAGCTGCTTGACAAGTTAATCCATCTAATCCTCTCTCTCCA